TGGTAGCAGCTGGTCACAATCTGGCTCTGGTTTGTCTGTTCCAGGTGGAAATACCCCCGCATTAGCAGCCTTGGATTCTAGTAATGTTGCGTTTATAGATAATACAAACGACGAACTACGGACATACGTTCGAGGTGCATTGCTTGTATGATAATAGCGGAGCTTGCAAAGTTTAACGAAATACCAGACGGAGAACCGACGCCGGTGTCTCCGTTTGTGTACGTGTATTATCCGTTTCCAAAACAAGAAGCAAGTTTTATGTCGGGCGTTTTCGGGCTAACATCCCAAGTAACAGACGAGCGTACTTTTGTAAAAGGCGTTTACGTTGACGTAATAAACGCATATACAGAAACATCTTCATTGTCTCTCTGCGAGGCTCAAGCCGAGTCTTGGTTTTGGGACGACGATGCCCAGGCTCTGTATATTCACGTTGCTCATTCTGTTTACATAGACGATTCTGATTTCTCATACATATCTGTTGTCGGATTCTCAGATGAGTCTGTAGTTTATATTAACGACAACAAATACTTGCCTTACATCTCAGGTTTTCCGTCGATACAAAAAAAAGCAGATTTGCAGAATTACCCAAAGCTTACTTTCAATTCGGGAACGATCTCCTTAAATAACATAGCTGGCAATTTAGATTATTTGATAGACCAAAATATTAACGGCTATAATGTATGGACCTATTACCTAGAGTCAGGTCATACAAGTTACTCCAGGGACGATCTAAATGCACTTGCTGTGTATGTAGTCAAAGATCTAGATATATCGACGGAGACAATAGACATACGCCTGAAAGACCCCCGGGAATCACAAAACGCAGATATTTTAAACACGACATTATCACAGGCAGATTACCCAGACCTAGAGGATGAGTACAATGGAACCACGGTGCCATTGGCCTATGGCAACAACATACGTGGAGCAACAGCAATACCAGTAAATGGCGCAGCAGGGGCTGGAAACGATGTAACTTATATTGTGGCAAAAGAAGTGTCAAGTTTCGGGACGGCGCAGGTCCGCAAAAATGACGTATGGACAAATGTTACAATAACATCGAGTAATACAAGTAACGGAACATTCACTGTTGCAGAAGCAGAGTCCAGAGACTCTACGTCAGGAAACCCGCTTCAGGCAAGAGTTGTGGGGTTTAATGGAAAAACAATAACATATTTAACGGACATAATTAAAGAACTTAATAACGACATATTGGACGTCGGATATAATTCAGACAATTACGACACAACAAACTGGGCAGCAAACGAGACTACAGTAGGTACTGGGTGTGTCGTGTTTGACCGAGAGATAAAGCTATACGAAGCAATACGAATAATTCAAGACGGTGCGCTTGTTAATTTTCGATACGATATAGACGCAGACGGAAAACGCCGACTGCTTGTGGACGATACAACAAAAGTCAGTAGTGATCATGCCTACAAAGAAGAAATATTAAACATAGACAAATTAAAGGTTCGCACTGACGATCGGTTGCTTGCTGCGATAGTTCGTTGTAAATATTCAAAAGACTACAGCTCAGGGAAGTATATAGCTGTCACAAACACAACCTACTCGACGGAGGTTCAGAAAAATTATAGGCAAAAAAAGACTGCAACGCTAGAGACTTTGCTAAACAATAAATCCGATGCTGAGACTAAAGCTCTAAATTATATTACAAGATACAAAGAGATTCCTAAGGAAATTGAGATTATTACTATGGGTTCCCGCTTTTTTTACAAAAATATATATGATATTATTACAGTAGAGATTGTGCCTGGTTTTGTAGACAGAGACGCCAGCTCAATATCCGGCCGTAATTTTTACGGGGTCTGGAAGGCGCAAATACTTGCGGTTCGGCCGGACACTAGGCAGAAAACTACACGCATAAACGTTGCGTTGTTATCAAAGGAGTTTTGACATGTCAGGAGAGAGAAAAACAATAAACGAGATTGCAAACGAAATTACAAGTTTAACTCAAAACGATTATTTCACCGGAACCCAGGGGGGTGTTAGTTTCAAAATAAAAGCAATCAATCTTTTGAAAAAAATATTTTCTGATTTGAGTTTAGCAGGGGACTTAGTTTTTACTACAAACGAAAAAGGTCTTGTTATGAATATCGGTAATTTGGCAACAACCATAGATTTGTCAGATTCAGAGGACATATCTACAGCTGATTTGATAGCAAGATTGTTCAGAAATACCAATACAACGGGAACATGCGAACTAATAATTTATGCTGGGGATGGTACAGACACGGAAAAACATAAACTTTCAAATAACGGAACTGCTTTGCATGCAGGAAAATTAACTGTCTCAAGCGGCGGAGCTGACATTACAGGGGATTTATATTTATCTGGGAAAAAAGACATAGATACAGACACACGATATTTACATGGCACGTATTCAGAGGATGCGGTTTTCAACAAATTGAAAGATTACGTCCCGTCAATAGGGGACAAACTTCAGGTTAATGGCTCGTGGCAAAATTCTTCGTATATGTATACTATTTCGTACGTAGAGCGTACTGCGTCAGATGCAATAACAATCTATCATGCGATTTTAAACGGGGCCAGTGATTTTAATGTTGTAGAAAATGTTACTGATACTAGGGTATACTCTATCTCGTGGTAAGGAAAATACATGGCACCAACGAACAGTAGTAAAACATGGGAGTTGTTATTGAAACGACTAGATTCTCTGGACTCGGCAATTTCTGAAATTAAAACAATGCTATCGGATTCGGAAACCAGGCAGGCGAAAATCGCAGAAAATCTGAGGGCTGATATTATAGATATATACGAGAGATTGAATCTGCTGGAACGACAATCGGAGGTTGTCCGGGAGCTACGATTATCTCAGCGCATCGATAAATTGGAGGACAAAACAGCTGGATTGTCCGGTGCAGGCGAGTTAATCCGATTCAGCATCCCAGTAATAATCTCGTTAATTGCTGCAACAGCCGCAATCTGGAGGGTGTTTTGACGATACTAGAGGCGTTCGGGTTCGCATCGCTATCGCACCATAAATATAATATTTACGATGCTGAATACGACACTGAAATATTAACGTATACTATCGGGAATGTAACTCAGGTCTCCTTCAATGGTTCAGATTCCTGGACGGATTTTATTTCTAATTTGTTTTGTCTGCCGAAAAAAATAGATACTGGTATATATGTTCACTCTGGTTTTTGGGATGCATTCCAAAACGTCCGGGAAAAACTATACAGCATGGCAGCGCGTTCAAATAGATTATTCATAACCGGGTTTTCCAGGGGGAGCGGGATTGCTATGCTATTCGCATACGATGCTATGCGAAATGGTTACTCTGTAGACCTGCGGACATTCGCGACTCCAAGGATTGGCAATAACGGTTTTTTTGACGAGTTTGTAAAATTAGAAAAAAACACTGGTAGCACAGCGCTAGCAATTAAAAACGGAAACGATGCTATCTGTAAATTACCTCCCTGGTTTTGCGAACCACCGGATGTTTTGAATATCGGAGAGCCTACAAAATGGTGGAAATATTCGTTTTGGCAACACGACTGGAAATACTATAACGAAAATATAAACAAAATATTTAATACATGAGTTGTTTTTTTAAAATATTTATATTAAGATTAAAACAGGTTGCGCGCGTTGCAGCCAAGCCGCCCGCATTGCGTAGGCGGTCTATATTTAGCACCAACAGTACCCGTTACGCCTAGCATTTTTCGGAATGACGCGGACCAGAACGGGTCTTTTTGTTATCTAGTCATAAACAAAATAATTCTATATATTAGTTGCGCTATAGCTATGCCGCCAATCAATATTGTTAGTAACATTAGTATCATACTTGCCTCATCTTTATTTTTCATAGATGCCTCCATTTTTAATTTTACTACAAACAAGACGATTTATCAATAGAATCAGGTTTGACAAATCTGGTTAACGGGTGTATAGTGTTTATATGCGCGCTTCGGTGAAAAAAAATCTAGGGGTAACATGTATAGTTGTAGCAATATATCTAACTGCATATATAGTATTTCAGATCCCTGAATTATCTATTACATTGTCCAGTATGCTGGGGTTATTATATATGTGCGGGCTAGCATTACTCGGGATCAAGTCTGCTGCTAATCTAGTCAGTAAAAACATCGACAAAAAACAGGACCAAAAATGATATGCAAAAAAATACTGTTATCTATATTGTTATTTTTATTATTGTCGCATTCACTTTGGGGTATCGAGCCGGATGCCAGAGCGCAGGTTCTAGAGTTACTATTGCAGAACGAGATAGATATAGACAGATTGCAGCGGAAAATAATAGAATTAAAAACCAACTTGAAAACGCACGAGAAACAATTGGAAAACTCTCAAAAAATTATGCAGAAATTGAGGCAGAATATAACAATCTTAGAGAAACAATTGCAGACAGCATTGATGATACAGGAGAAATTGCAGAAACGATTAAAAAAATACGAGAACGAAACCAGGACGCAATTAATCTATTACATTAGTATTAGCGTTGCCGCCGGGTTAGCTGCTGGGTTTGTCGCTGGGGTTTTGCTGGAATGATGTGATGTTCGATCGTTTCAAAACATTCTCTAATAGCTTGAATTAACGATTCTGGTGCAGTCTCTTTAGAGTGCAATAGGCACCAGGAATTTACTGCATTAACACAAGCAGATTTTATAGATGTATTTTGTAGTGTTGTAATTTTACGCCCCAATTCATCTAACGACTTTTCAGTAAAATGCAATATAAAACCACTAAAATCTGCTCTATACCGCATGCCCTCCTTATATCTTAAATCACCGGGTTTAAGTTTTTCTATTTTCATTTATTCCTCCAAAGCTAAAATTTTGTACAACGTTCTGCGATTATACGCCGTTTTAATGGCGTATCAATCGCTGTTGTCTGATGTAAGTTGGCGATTTGTAAATAATACCGTCACCACCTACACGCCCGCAACTTTCACACGGGTGTGACACATGAGACAAACACCCCATATGATCACATGGTTGATATCTATCGAATAATATTTCTCTTGTATCTTCGTAAAACTGCATATAGCCTCCTATTTCACACAACGTTTTGCGATTATGCGAAGTCGTGCAACGCCTCATCGATAACTTTCCGAAGCCTAAGCAATGCATCCTTACCACCGTTCATCGCAAGAACCTCCACCATAGCACGTTCTTCTGTTTCCATTACCCATCGGTACAGATTAGCCGACAATTCAACGAGAGCTTGCTTATTAAACTCAAGCTCACCCGTGCCATCAATACCCCAGTTCACTTTCGATATTCGATTATCCATACTTACCCTCCTTGGCAGCCAACTACAATATGGTCGGTTGACCTATTTCATCTAACAGCGACTATACGCCGTTTTAATGGCGTATCAATCGCTGTTGTGTGCTGTCTCAGCCAACTTTTTCAGTTTATCTAATATCTCACATCGTCCATTGTTTTTGTCGGGAATATACCACTCATGGTCAAAAGCCCGCCAAAAAGCATTTGTAAAATTATCCAATATATATCTATCTATTTCAGATCTATGTTGCCCTGCTATCTCTCTAACTCTTATCCCTCCCGATGATTGGTCTACAAAAAACATACATTCCTCCTGTATAATGGCTAAGGATTTCAGCTAACGTTTACGATTATACGCCGTTTTAATGGCGTATCAATCGTTGTTGTGTGAATTGACGATGGGGCGAGGATTTGAACCTCGCATGTAAACGATCCACGACGCGTCGCCGTGTCGCATACGCCTGTGCACTTTCAGCATGTCTACCCATTCCATCACCCATCATCATTTCACACAACATTTGCGATTATGCGAATTGCCTACCGCAATTAGGGCAATGGTTAAAGTTTGGATTACGCTGTTTTTGCTCATCACATTCTATACATTTTGCGCATTTTGCATAATCGCTGTTAGATAATGTCTTTTGGAGCTGTTCGCTATCGAGCTCCAACACTGTATTTTTTAATGTTTCCATAATTCCATCAGTGTTTACAATTCCGTAGTGTGTTACAGCCCAAACAACTTGATTTCTAAGGTCTTTATATTTATTCATTTAATACCTCCAAAATATTTCATCTAACGTTCTGCGATTATACGCCGTTTTAATGGCGTACCAATCGCTGTTGTCAGATCGTCTTTTTGCGTCTCTTCTTAACTGATCTGTATTTAATAAATTGCAGACTCTATAGTCTTTAGTATACCGACCGTCTTTTTTACAATTGCCCTCATCTCTGTAAACTTTATCTCTGTTAAAAAACCTGCAATCTTTACACTGTACTGGTTTTAACATAAACTCTCCTTAGCAAAAATATGTCTGACAACGTTCCGAGAATAAAACGAAGTTTTAATTTTGTTTATTCTCTGTTGTACGATCGTTTATTTTTTCTGCCATAACGGTTATTACACCGTTCTTCCTTTTGTAAATAATTTCGCAAGAATAATCACCGTTTGGCGATGCTTTATCATATCCAATATAAAACATAAAATCTCCTTAAAAATAAATGTCGTACAACTCCTATTACCTGTACGCACTACATACAGATAATACCACCATATTGCGTTTATGCGCAATAACACAACAATACTTGCTGGCTGTATTGTTTACAACCAACAAGTGATTTAATTAGAACGGTATGTCAAAATCGTCGTCTTGCGACACTTCCTTCGGCTCTGGTTGTTCGCTTGCTACAGAATAATCATTTTTCAAAATCGGCGAAGCAAAACCCTGGACGACTATTTTAATTTTGCTCCTGTTCGTTCCATCCTCTGCTTGCCAGCGGTCTTGCTTTAATCGTCCATGCAATGCAACCGGCGCACCCTTATACAGCTTTTTGCTCCAGAATGAAACGTTTTTCGGCCAGAACTCGCAATCAATAAAACACGGCACATTTTCCCATTCTCCGTTCTCACCCTTCTTGCGGTTGTCATTGTTCGCAATAGAAAACGACATTACCGTTGCCCCGTTTGCTACATTTTTAATTTCAGGGTCTCTTGTTAGGTTACCGTCTATGGCAATTACATTCATGCTTTACCTCCTCTTTAAGCATTTTTAATTCGGCTTTAACCTCAAGCAGTTTAGTGGTCAATTTCCGATTTTCATTTTGCAATCTTGTAACCTCCTCTTCTAAAAACTCCTTTTCTAAATCGCTTGATATGTGCATTAGACCTCCTCTAATAAATTGTTTATATCAATGTGATTCTGAATGTACTCATGGCTTTGCGGGTTATGCGTCACCGTCAGAACTTTTTGCGTCCAGTAATTATTTTGCATCGAGTAATATGCTGCAATACGATCCGGAGCAATCGGCGCGTCGGCTTCGTCAATTACAACTGGTTCATAATTTCGGTGTTGCCTGTTGTTTCGTTGTGTCACAAGCGCTTTTACGTAAGCGTCACAGAAAAACGCCTTCTCGCCGGGGCTGTGTTGCAGCAGTGATTTGCTTTGTCCGGTCTCCTTATTGTGTACAACAATATTAAACCTGTCAACGACTCCCTTTTTCCCCTGCTCTTGTGTCTGCGTCTCGAAGGAATACTTACCAGAATCAAGCTGTGCAATTATCTTGCTTGCCTCGGAGTCAATCACGCCAAGGACCAGGTCAAGTTCAAGCGCTGGAAGCTTCGAGCTTTGCAGGTTTACTGCAATGTAATTCCAGTCAATAAGGTCGGACTCAATTTTTTTGAGCCTCGCCTTCTCTGTTTTTATTTTTGCCTCAGTCTCTTTTGCTCTGTCCAGTGCTTTTGTTTTATCGTCAATCATTGTTTTGAATTTAGTACATTTAGACAATTCTGTCTGATAGTCATTCAGAATGACCTCACGTTTGTGTTTCAGCATTTTTAATTCAGACTCAAGCCCCGGTATTCGAGATATATCGATAGTTTCAAGCTCAGCTTTTATTTTATCAATGTCAGTTTGCAAATGATGTTTTTTACTTTTAAGCTCGGTTGTTTTTTTCTCAAGCTCACGGGCTTCGAGTATTTTATTTTTAATTTTCACAGCTTCACTTTCAAGCTCATGAATATTAAGAACAGGTTTGCTTGGCGGTTCTTTGTCCGGTAGTTCCGGGGGCAATGGCTTATCTTTCAGATTATCACGCTCAAGCACAAGCTTGTCTATTTCAGCTTGCGTGCTGGCTTGCTTGTTTTTAAGCTCAGTTATTTTTTGCTCACGTTCCGGGTGTACCCACCCGCAATTTTCACAACCCTTTGTCATTTCGGCTATTCTGTAGTTTGCGTCGTTCTCTTTTGTTACCAGCGATTTTATTTGCAGGCTCAAGCTTTCAATTTCAGATTTACACTTTTGCCGTTCAAGCATTCGTTCCTGCTGTCTAATTTTATGCCGTTCATATTCTGTCAGTTGTTTTTCATACTCGGCCTGTTGCTTTTTTTGCTCATCAAGCTCACTGTTTACTTTCTCAAGTTCAGCTTCCAGTTTATTCACGTCCTCACCTTCGGTGAAGTGGAGCTGTTTGTCTATATTCTCAATTTCAATTTTTTTTGAATACAGCGAACAATTTAAGCTGTCGTGCCTTGTTGCCTTCTCACGCTCCTTTGTGAGGCTTGATTCAAGATTGTCAATTGAAACACGCACGGCCTTTCCGGAAGCCTCAAGTTCCGCTGTGCCTTTTTGCGCTTCGCGGAGGCTGTTGCTCAGGCTATCAATTTCCTGTTCAAGCGCGGCTGTGTCCAGTTGAAAATCTTGTACCCCGGTTAACCATGCGTGTATTTTTTCTTTGTCTGATTTTAATTCACTACACTTGTTCAGTGCATACGTTTTTTCTTTCTCTCTGTTAATACCGGCGATGTTCTGCACTAAGTCTCTAATTTCAGTCATGCTTGCAGACATCAACGCAGACTCTTGCTTCCAACCTTGCTGTGGCTGTACATAGAACGATGTCAAAACATAATCATTCAACGAACCGTAACGATGCTCACATTCCTTCAACATTTCATCAAACGTGCCCTTGTCGAGTATCGACTTGCCATCAACTTCAAAATAACATTCAACCTTTGGGGTTTTTGTATGCGCCGCGCGAATTGTGATATAATGCCGGTGCTGTTGTCCGTTGTATTCCAGTAGTTTTTCAATGTACGAATCAGGCGCGTTGAAAAAGTCCTTGATTGACGACGACCGACCGGAGCTAGTTACCTTCCCGATCACAACAGGGTACGGTGAACAGAAACTCAGCACAGAAGATTTGCCCGCGCCGTTGCTCCCGTCGATTACGTTCAGTCCGGTTGTCAGTTTGTCAATATCTATTTTCATTTTTTTATTTTTGAATAACACACAACCTGAGACCTCGACTGATTTTATTTTTACATAAATCGGAGTCAGTTTTGTATTTTTAAGCTCAGCCGGTATTTCCGCTATTTTTTTAAGCGCAGATTTTTTCACCTTCGGATCGTAGAGCTTGAACAGGTCTTCCAGTGTTTTTGTCTGTTCATATTCTGCTTCTGTTATTCGCGACGATTCCCGGCGTTCTGCTTTGTGTGTAATTCGAGACCACGGATGTACACGGCTTGGAAACTCTTTTGTATCGTCCTCAGTCTCAAGCCAGTATGCGATATTCGGGTCAAGGTTTTCGGGTAGCTTGTTTATTTTTTTTCTTACAGGCGTATAGTAATTCTCTCTTGTAATTGTGTTATTACTCAAGTTTACAATGTTCATTGCAGGCTGAAAATCAATGTTTCCCCACGGCGAGGAGTCCACCCCGGTATACCCCGCGTACCCTGCAAATATTTTGTCAGATTCCCATGGTTTATGAATATGCCCCAAGCTCCACCGTGTAATATCAGCACAGCTCCTGAGTCTTTCAGTGTGTATTACAAGGTCAGACATTTGCATTATCTTGTCTGTTGCGTTCTCTGGAGCAGAGTCTGTCACGTTGCCGTGGAATAAACATACAGCCGGGACGTCGGGGTGCTTCATTCGTCGCCTTGATATGTAGTCAGTTACATACTTATAGAATTGCTTGACAGTTTCTGCGTTGGCTTCCTCTGCTGACAGTCCAAGTTTTTTTTGTACCAGTTTTTTGTTCAGTTCCGGGATCCCAAATAACATACATTCAGGATTTTCGTTTGTACTTGCGTCAAGTCTGATCACATCACCAGAGACAAGTCCGTATGTCGTGTTTGGCTTTAGTACCGTCAATCCAATATCCCCAAGATGTTTGAGACTTCCCGGCGGTTCGTGCGATGGCGTTCCATGAATTGCAACGACAGGACATATTCCGGTAAGTCGTTTTATGCAGCTCCGCAGGAAATTAAATCCAGACTTATCGCTTGCCATAATTCCACGGTTGTATAAATCACCGGGAAGTGCAATAAATGCGACGTCATGTTTTTTTGCAGCATCGGCAATGTTAATAATAATTTTCTCAAAATGCTCCTGCCACGATGGGTCAAAATGCAGGTCGGGAGCTTCAATATATTTCATGCGAAAACCTCCCCTGCTCTGGTATTGTCGCCTCAATGTCTTTCAGTATTTTTATGGCTTTGTTTTTTGCGGTATCATTATCCTCAAGATTGTTACCGGAAGACAACCAATCAACAATTGCACCAGCAGCGTTTTCAAACTGCTCAGGCACCATCGACTCTGACAAATAAGACCGCAGTATATGAGTGAGTTGCTCAGACAGGCTTACCGGCTCCGGCTCTGGATTTTTTTCTGGTTCTGGCCCCGGCTTCGGTTCTGGTTCCGGGGAAAATGTAACCTGTACTGGATCGTCGGCTTGTTCTGGTTCAGGCTCAGGCTCAAATAACAGGCTTTCAGGCTCATTACCTTTGCTTATCGCTTGCAAGCGTGCCGCGCGTTCAAGATTCAGGTCTTCTTTAGACCTTCGGACCTTCGCGAACGTGAGTTTTCCAGACTGTAAATCCTGTGTTGCATATCCAGTCATAAGTCCTGCAAGCTCCCGGATTGTTTTTTCATACGCTTTAGTTTCGGCTTTAGCCTGTGCGAATTTAAGCTCACCTTGAAAGTGCAGCTTGCGTTTGAATTTGTTATCGTATTTATACTTGCCATATTTCGGCGGTATTGTATACCCCTCTGTCCAGCGCTCTTCCTTGAACCAGTCCTCAAGACATCGCTCCCAAGCGTTGTACGATACTGTGCAAGGCGAGCTATACCGTTTGGTTCCATCCTCTTCTATAACATACGATTGTTTTGTTACGGTGCGACCTACAATTTTATTTCGCATTGTCGGCAACTCGTCTTCGTCGCGGCACAGCATCGGGTTAATGTCCACTTCTTCAAGGATTGGCTTTACAATAGAATTATCACAGCCTTTAATGCCTTTTGCTTCTGCAATTTTGTACATCAAGGACGGTTGCGGCATCCACGACGGAGCCTTGTCGGTTCCGCAATTGTAGAAATCCTTTGACAGATTTTTCGGATCGAAATGCACTTCCGTCACAACTGCTTCAAACTGATCTGGCATTTCATTTATTAAGTCCCAGTTTACATATGTAGATTTGTCACCTGGACCCGCATTGCGGGCCCGTGCGATTACATCTTTATTTCCAATTATTTTCATTCCGCAAGCTCCTTTTGTAGGCGCTCAAGTTTCGGAAAGGTCACTTTTGGCTGTTTAGTGATACTCACAAAGTCAAGATTAAGAGATGGTGCTGCCTTGTCGAAAGACTTCACGTCAAGGACAAGAAACATGTCTTTATCCTTTGCCCACTGCAACACTTCGTCCGGGTTGTAAGCAATCTGAGTTATTTCGCGAATCCCAATGCCGCCAGACAGTTTTTTTTCGCCTGTAGTTTTGAATTCTGATATTGCATCAGGCTCAATCTCGCTCTTCAACCGTGCAATATAATCTCTACGATCGGCAATCGACCGAAGCAACTCGGCGTTCTCTTTGTCAAATCTTGCCTTTAAATCTTTCAGTCTGTCTTGCTGTTCTTGCAACACGGCCATAGCGCTTGCAAGATATTTAAGCTTTTCTTTCATACAACAACCTCCATTGTTTGTTATCTATAGTGTATACTGTTACTTAATAATTGTCAACACTTATTATCTTGTTTAATGCGTTGTTTTCATTTTTCTCGATTATCCTGCCATCGTCAGCAATAACACCGGCCTTCCGCACAGTTTCAAATATCCGATTGTATTCTTGGCTGTCAAAATCTTCACTTCGGGAAATTATATAGTCCTTGTATATGTTTTTCGGTAGTATACTCTTTGACTTGTTTCGACGAATACCGATCCAGTTTATACGTATCCATTTTTTTATTTTGTCAATATCAGTTTTTACTTGCTGCTTTGTTTCCGGTTTGTGTTTTTTTTTGCGTCTCTGTTTTTTACTCTTTTTCATTACAAGCAGTATTCCGAGTGGAGCCATGAACGCTATTATTGCGGACAGTATCGTTTGAAGCACAAACTGAAACCATGCAACGCCCGCAGTCTCACCTGAAAACAAGCGCAGGTAAAAGCTGTATATCGTTAAGCTTTGTGATGATGCCTTCTGTTGCGTTTTATCGACCAGTTTTAGATCAATAGCCTTTATCTGCTCCAAAGCCTCGTCGCGCTGATCCTCGTACTTCTGCGTTGTGTTACGCCACTCCCACATGTCGTCAAAGTCCGAGACTGAACGGTCAAGAAGTTCCACGGCTTTATTATAGTTGTTTTCCCACATTTTGCGCTGTTGTTTCAGTAGTTCAATTTCTCTGGAATGCGTTGACGTTTTTATTTCGCGTTCCTGTTCTTGCAAGCTCATAGCTTGCCCTGCCGATGTCGATATTATCGAAAATGAAATAATAATAATAATCCACACGGGAGCACCTTTTATTAGTTTGCCATTAAGTACGAGCCCGATTAAAAAAATATTTAATCCAATCCCGATAATTAGCGACAACCACAGCGGGAGTCCATCGCCGGTAAATCTATACATGTAGTACCAGACCTCGAGAAACGATCCGATAGCAATTAAGCTTATTCCCGTAATTTTTTTCATATAGGCCGCCTGAAAAGAATTGTAAAACAGAATTTCAATCGGGCCCAAAACGGTTCTTTTTGCGTAAGCTTCACAGCTTCCAGAATTATTGCGGACTCTTGTTTTCTTATCGCCCTACGTAATTTTTTTTCAGACTTCTGACTCACTTCAAACCTTCCTTTTGTAAAAATGTATTCAGATAATTACTGTCTTTTTTTATTCTGCGTTCATTTTTCTCATAATCGGCCGCCAGTTTTTTAGCAGCCTTTTTAAGCCGTCTTGTTACTCTAGGGTTTTTGCTCCAGTGCTCTTTGTTTTCAAGTTCAAATATTTTATACGAGTTTTTGTACTGTGCCGGGAGTATTTTATATTTTTTTTTGTAATTTTCAAGCATTACAAAAAAATCGTGCCTGCGCTCCAGGACGTCAGCTAGTTGTTTGTACGCCTCCTCATAATATTTCATCTTTAACAACCTCCTTAGGCTTGTAGATTTTCGATATACCACCATGCTGGAGAATAAAATTATGCCAGTCAATTTGTCCTTGTTTCAGCTTGTCACCTGGACCTTTTATTTCGACGTTTGTAAATACCGCCAGAGTCTCACCGACCATGTCCGCTGTTATTTTCACCTCAGTAAATCCGATGCGGTCACCGCCCTTGAGCGAGTCTTTTTTTCCACGAACAGGCGGCTCGGGTATTCCAAATCGGAGAAACCGACCGTCAGCTGTTTTACAAGCTCCCCTGTTATTCCGGTATGTAAACGGATGCTCAAACCACGCCATGTCATCTAGCTGTTTTGTAGTCATTTTTTTTGCCCCCTTGTTATTGCCTTATGATACACTGTAGTATATTTTTTGTCAATTTTGTTTTTCAAAATATGAGTCCATATATAATATGCACCACGATGGTCAATGCCGTTCATTTTTGCAAGATTTATAGCTTGCTTTAAATTTGTAGCCCGGCGGGCTATCTCAAGGATCAATTTGTTTTTATCAAGCTTATTTATATTTTTAATAGAAACAAGCTTACCTTCTTTCTCCTCAGGCAATTCCATTGTACCCTTGCTGAATGTCCAAACAAACCCGCAATATTCGCACTCTTTCACAGTCCGGGCAACTGGGCGCTGGCATTGCGGACAACGCTTGTATGCTGACAGCTCTTTTTTCTTTTTACGTTTACCTTTGAGGCTCCACTCTCGAAAATCGTCAGGAAGTCCATGTCGCTCCCAATTGCCGACGTGGTCAAGAATCACGGCTCCCTGTTTGCCTTCATGTATTCTTAATACTCTACCTACCTGTTGTAGGAAGACAATCAAGCTTGCTGTCGGCCTCAGCATTATCAAACACTCAGCACCCTTTATATCGACACCCTCACCAAGAAGCTCACACTGTATAAGCAATTCGAGGTCTCCAGTTTTCAGCCCCTTTATACTGTTGTCGATATCATCTTTTGGCATTTTAGAGTGCACGGCTTTTGCTTTATACCCTGCATCAATAAATTGCTTCTCAACATGCTCGCAGTGAGCAATCGACACACAGCAAACAATCGACGGCCTACGGTCAGCGTATTTTCTGTAATGTTCAACGGCTGACCCTGTGATATATTTTTTATCAACAAGCTCAAGCGATTGTTTTTTGTTGTAATCACCGCCGGTTTTTTTTGCACCTGACATGTCTAAGACTTGCGGAGCAAAATAATCATAATCAGACAGATAATTGCCTTCAATCAGTTCTTTTACCTGTGGACCTGTAATAAGCTCCTCTGCAATGTCATTCAATGGGCTGCCGTCAGTTCGTTCCGGGGTTGCGGTTACTCCAAGAACCCGCGCTGTCGGCCAAGCTTCAAATATTTTGCGGCTGGAATTTGCGGTTGCGTGATGGAATTCATCATATAGTATTATTTCGGGGTCTGGCAGTTTGTCAATTCTGCGTATCAATGTTTGAATACTACACACTTGCACCCTGTATTTTATGTACGGAAAACCGGCAGCTATAATGCCATGTTTTATACCAGCCTCTTTTATTTCGTCAGAAAGTTGTTTCACAAGTTGTTTGCGGTGTGCAACGACGTAAATTGTTTTTTTGCTGTCAAGATGATTTTCAATTACGGTCCGAAGCACACGAGTTTTTCCGGATCCAGTCGGCAACTGCAAGCACAATGATCGTTTCCCGATCTTCCAGCACTTTTCAATTGTCTCTACTGCGTTTTTTTGATGCGGCCATAAGCTCAAAATAACTCCCCTTGTTTTGATGGTAAATATTTTTTAATTACAGGACGGAAATAATCATAAACCATTTTTGCCTGTGGTTTTGTCAAGTCAAGTTTGTTTAAGAACTTGCTTGCCCGCGTTGCGTACTTGCTGTAAAAACTATTAGACATTTCACCGTACAAAAAATCTTGCAACAGAAGCAATTCAAGGCGCTCACGTCCCGGCCGCCACTTATTGCAATAGTCAATCCAGTTATTTATTATTTTCAAAACGGCGGACCATCCAGTGCCTCGGCTGCATCTAGCTCCCTGTATCGTTTCGCTATTCCCGCAAACCGAGTCGGGCCTTTTGTCTCCGAACAAAAATCCAATCTTGCTAATATTTTCCCGTAAAAAGTACTCCATGGCGTCTCCTTTAACATTTTGCGTATTGCCGGGTGTGACATTGCTATACGTATAACATAACCAGCATCAGTATAAGCCGGTTTTATTCCGTATTGCTCAAGCTCTTTTTTCACTTTTTTATACTCAATGCCTTTTAATTCAATAACCTCATAACTCATGGTTGAATGTTTTGCGGCATACCAATACGAAAGCGCAGCTCCGACGGTACATCGTACAGATTGATGTTCTCCTTGCAGCTCAATACGAGAAGACAATATCTCGTCTAAACACAGCTCTTCGTCCGTTTTTTCTTCCGTCTCGCCGAAAATTGTTTTTATACCGAGCTCCTCAATCCACTGTGCAGCCTGCGCGGCTGAAATTGCATTATCATTCTGTGACATCCAGCACCCGCCAAGCAGCGCACCGATTTGGTCACCCTGCCGCTTTGTCCCGAGAACGTCCGCGCATTGCTCAGACAGTATCATTATAGATTTTTCGATCTCGTTCCAGAGTTTCAAAGTCCGTGCGTGATACGATCGAACCCACGACGGTGTAAATATTTCAATTGCTTTTTCGAGTTCTCGAAACTTTTCTTGATGTTTGTCTATGTTTGTTTTCGAGTTTGCACCAAGTACAATTTCAGTAAACCTTGAGCGGTCAGCCCCATGTTTCATTGCAGCGCCGATACTTGCAAACAATGCCATCGACTGCACATACCAAGCGCGGCCTTCACCATCCACAGTGCCGTGCAGTGTTGCGGCTCCAGTGTTGCTTGATCCTTCCCGGAACATCCTCAAGTTCTGTTCTATTTTCTCGGCAAGCGCCGGATTGTCGCTTTCCATTTCGTCCATGATCGTTGCAATAGAATTATTTCCAAGAGCGTTTCTAATACCAGCAGGGCTTGAAGTACCGCGGGCAAATATACCGAAATTGTTACCAACAATTTTATTTGCAATATTCTCCAGTGTCCACGTTTTACCAGTGCCGAGCGGACCAGTTAACCAGACATACGGCCGCCATTTCAGCAAACCTCCGAACGGGGCAAGTGTCAACCAACCGGCAAGTATTTGCGCGTATGTTTCTTTTTTCCAAGATATTTTTTTACAAACATCGGTCAGCTTTTTCGCTTCGGCCAAGTCGAGCGGATCAGTTGTCTGGTACGGAAGCTCTTTGTCGCGCTGATAAATATAATCACCTGGAGACTCGTACAATTCTCTTGTTTTGCCTTCGACAATCAATTCTTTTCCGGTATTTATTACAATCTTGCCGCCGTCTTTCCAAGCGCCTGTACCTCGGATTTTTGAGCTGTCAAAAATTGGTTTTGCCTCTGCAATACGTGCAATTGTGTTAATTGCACAATCCCAAGCTACGCCACCAGCCTCACGTTGGAAATATTCTGCATACTGATTTTTGTCTTGTAATTCCATCAATGTATTCTTGCTGAGCGATTTCATAGTCAGGTATGTAATTGTTTTTTTACCATGCGGGTAGAATGCAATCTTGCCTCCGGTCGTATATCCGAGTATCTCAAAATTGAACGTGCGCTCATCATCGACAAATCCGGAGTCGACTTTGTCTTCATTTGCTTCATTTTCAATAAGATATTTTAGCTCCTCGGGTGACCAGCCGTCTTCTATTGCGTCGGCATGATCCCAGCCCTTCTTGACGTTCTGCGGTGGATATACAATATTCAGTTTTATATCATATTCACTGCATACATGTTTTATTTTTTCAATCGAGCGCCTGCCGGGTATGTCTGCATCGAAACAATACCAGATTTCGTTCCCCTGTAGCTGCTTCCAGTCCTGCTTGTCGATAGCATTTACTCCGCCATACCAGCCAAGGCATACAAACCACTCTCCGATAAAATCACGGACAGCGCTTGCAGCTTTTTGGCCCTCGTAAAGAAGTATTTTTTTATTCGGTTGCGCTTCAACCTCATCAATTCCAAACAGCGGGTACTTTCCCTGTGGCGCTTTGGCTCTCCATCGATATTTTCTCCCGTCGCTCCATAACGTAAACGGCCTGTCCTGTTTTTTGCCGTCCTGAAAAAACCTGCATACCCATAATACAATTTTATTATTTACCTTAAACGACCAGAACGCTTTTGCCTCACCCCAGTTTTTGGCATACCAAGTCACGTCAAGTTCTGGCGGTTCTGCAATACCTTCGGGGACATACTCGAAGTTTGACCAGTACCCGCCCTCTGTTTTTTTTCTTTTTGGTATTTTGAACGTGTCTTTACTCGACGGGAAGTAATCCGGATCGTGAGCAATCAATATTTCCTTTGCTGCCTCAACCTGTAACGCACGATCCGGATTTTTATATTTTGTAGTTCTGCTTTGCAATACCGACTTGTTCAGATATGCGAACAGGCTAACAGCGTCACCGCCGCGCGCAAGATGATCGTCCGGGCAAGCAAAGTCACACCACGCCCCGGTCTCGAGATTGAAGCTGAAACTCCCTTTTTTGCTGTCTGTTCGTGTTGGATTTGTCGCAACCCACTCGTCACCCCGCTTTATTCCATCAGGAAGCCAAGCGCGCACCAAACCCATACCGAGCGCGTTCGCCCTCGGAAATAAATCCTCCGACATGTTAAATCCTTTTTACTATTCGTCGTTGTTTATTGCGTTTGAAAGCCTGAGATTGATAACCTCGTTTGCGTGTCGCTTTTTTGCGGCCTCCCAGATTTTAACCGCCTCGGACCTATCAAGCCCAAGTAGCAAAGCAACTTTGGCGAAGACACGGAAAGATACAAGCGCAGGAGTTTTCACAGCCCTGAAAGCATACGCGCGGTCACAACCGACCCTCTCGGCTATATCACTATAGCTAAGTTCTGATTTTTGTTTTGCTTTTGCCACTTTCATAATGTCAGTATAGTCCGTTTCTTTCAAATCGTCAACACTCCTTTTTTAGTTTGCCAGTCCAGCCCATGCCGTAAAAGTCCTGCGGCACCGGTTCCGGGATTTTTATTTTAATTACTTCATGTCCGCAATCTTGGCATTTTTTATATTCATACATACAGCTGACACTTTTACCGCAATTATCACATCTGTATTCTATCCTCATTTTACGCACTCCAAATATTATTTTTAAACCGTTCCCACTCTTCCGGAGTTTCGACCCAAGGCGCAGGACAAATCTTTCGAGTTACATCGTAATGTCTGTATACATCTGCTGTCGTTAAATTGTATTTACTCAATAAATATTTACATAACAATTGAGCCTTGTATATTGTGTTTCGATGGAACACACCAGGACCTTTCCATTTAACGTGACACAGCTCAATTCCTATCGTGCAATCGTTCGGATACGGTCCAAGCTCCGGGGCGTAATAATCCTCAGCGCCGACATGGTACGCCATTTCGTTTTCAGGAATCACCTGCGTCGTCGAGTTTTCGTCAATTATGAAGTGTGCCGATGCGTACCTGTTTCCAGTTTCTCCCAGGCGTTCAAAATAACGAGCAACAGCGGTGTCGCTCTGACCCACCGCGCCAACCCAATGCAACACAATACCACGAACAGACTCAAGTTTCGTACACGGCCTGGACCATTTATTCGGAGTTAAAAAGGCCTCAGTTATTCCATAATTTTCATAATTTTTTTGGATTCGTTTTTTAAGCCTCTCTACATCATTTTCTACATGCTCAAGATAATTATTTACTGGCCGTTTAAAAACCCTTGCTAATTTCCATGTATTCAATTTTCTACCTCCCGCCTTAATCTGTCGTAACAATGCTCGACAAGCATGTCCGCATATATAGCAACGTCAGCCGCTTCAAGCATTGTTGCGTAATACGATACCTGCCTTCGTTCAGTCTCATCAAACAGTTCGTTCATTTCCTCGTTTATTTTTACAAGGAGTTCGTTTAGTGTATATTTAGACCACGGGCCATGTTTTTGTCGGGCTATCATTTTACGCAGCTTGACACTTGCTGCAATCCTAAAAAGTCTCTTATAGTTTCGCTCTGACCTCGACTCGCGGATAACGATATACAGCATAACGCCGCCAACTATAAGTAATATAATATTTGCAATCAAAAGTATCACCTCTTTGCCTCCTGCCACCCAAGCCAGAAGCCTATTACCATATTTTTCGCTCCGTTGGTTGGAGCCTTGCCCTGGAGCGATTTGTAATATGCTTCAAACTCTTTCATGAATTCTTTGCAAGCGGGTTGTTTTTTTCTCGCCTTCCAGTCTGTGGTAAATAACAGATTTATTATTTTTTCGGTTTCAGTCACACTCAATACCCTCCAAAAAATCACTATCATATTTGTCAATAAATATATTACAAAACCATCTTATGTTTTTAATTGCATCGACCTCCTGTCTAAGTAAGTCCTCACGACAATTTTCAGGTCGCCTCAGCTGGTCGCGAACAAAGCCCGTCTGTTTTATGCTCTCAAGATCATCAAGCAGATCTTCAATATCGTTTGCAAGCCGTCTGTATTTTTTATCAGGATCATTCATGTAACCTACCCCTATTGCTAATAATAATACCACGTTGACCCTGTGTTGTCAACGTGGTATTTAAGTTTATTTTACGATGCTGGATTTTAATTTATCAAATCCGTACGGTTTACGCTCTGCCTGCTCCATCATTTTAATTACATCGAGTACAGGCATTTTGCTGTCAGGATCAATTCCGTGCTCACTGCACCACTGGCGTATACCTGCATAACAAGCTCCGGTCAGTCTGTGATACCGTTTCGCTGTAAGCATTTCGTCTGCGTGTATATTATTTTTTTTGTAATACCGGCGATGTTTTTTATATACACCAGTAACAGCCTTCTTGAGAGTGTCGGCGTGGTAAGTAAGCTCGCCAAGCTCGGCGACAAATCCGGCTTTTATTTTGTAATTATATCCGCGTCCTTTTTCTAGCCACACGGCGTTGTAGACCGTAACGCCTTCTATCTGTCTGATTTTTTTACATTCAATATTGAGAAGTCCGTCAAACTCTGTCCGTTCAATGTCACGTACTCGCATGTTGTAAGGCATATTGAAAACATGGTTGTATTTTTTTATGCGGTAATTCTTATACGAACCGCCGTATGTTTCACCATCAGTATATTGCGTATTGTGGAATGTTGGAGAAGCCTTGTCTGTTATGAGCACGACAACATCGCCATGCGCTGCAGTTTCAATGTTCTGTTCAAGATACTCTTTCCAGTCGTTTGCAATTTTTCGTTCGAGTCGTTCCGCAAGCTCGGCGTGATAATTCTGTAAATATGGATTATCTTGCCTTGCTGCAAATTCATCCCTAAGTTCTTTCAGCATATCGACCGCTTGTTTTTTATTCAGACCATCATTCTTGTACTTTCGGGTTTTGACATACTCAAGCATTTCCATGTCTTTTTTTGTACGATACCACCAAACTTTATTCCAGATTTGTTTTACTGCTCTTTTCTGTTGTTTTGTAAGTTCCATAATTTTTCTCCTTGCGTTTACTCGCCAGTTTAAATATTTGCCGGATTAAAGGCTTCCGGCGGGCCTTTTTTTCTTTACGCATACCATGAACAGTAATAATCTTCCTTTCCGTCCCATCGTGAACCGATACCATTTATATAACTTCCAGTAATCCTTTTTGTTATTACTTCTTCATTTTCTTTAAAGCTGTCTTTTACCGGTTTTACCATACTGCTCATGGAGCTTTCTGCCTTCATGGTTTCGTTATATATTTCTTTCAGTTTTATTGTCATACCTTTTTTCTCTACCACTTGTCGGCTTGTAACGTTTGTCTGATCGTAACCCCATGAATTAACAAATATGTCTCCGACCTTTACGGTTGCCGCAAATTCATTTGCTTCTTGTTTCTGTTTTTCTTTAAGTTCTTTTTTGTAACGGATTGCATTTAAAATGCTTTTTACTGTTTTGATGTAGTCTTCTGCTTTAAGGAATATATTATACTTATTTTTTGGCTTTGCTCCTCGACCTGAGAAGATATAACCTTTCCAGCAGGGCTTTCCGTTGTATGTATGCTGCTTGTAGTATACTCGGACATTTTCTGTCTTGTATTCAGTCTTTGTAAACCCGTCTGCCTTCATTGTGTCTTCAAGTATAAAATTCATAACAACCTCCGCGTTTTTGCTCGCCAGCAATTTTGATGATTTATTCAATCATCTTATGTATATAAGATAATCTGTTTCTGTTTTTTTGTCAACACCTTTTCTTAAATTTAAGGGGTTTTTTTCTTTTTTTTTTAGTCACAAAGTGTGACTAGTCTGTGACTTGTTTTGTTGCACTTTTTTTGGAGAAAATGGAGATATTTAATTTTTTCTAAAATCTTGTAAGTCCTTATATTATATATATTTATAACCAATATATATATATATATATATAGTCTTTTTCAAAAAGTCACACAAGTCACACCTTTATAAAGGGAGAGGTTTTTTTAGGGGTTTTCAGGGTAAATATTACTTATAAATATATGTAGTATATATTTCATGTAGCAACTGTAGCAAAAATAAAAAATCGCTGTAAGTCTATATATAGTAAGGAATTATTTTTCAAAAAAAGTCACAAAAGTGGTCACAAAGAAGTCACAAAGTGTGACTTTTTTTCAGTTTCTTCTATTATATAGGGTTTTGTTGTTTTTGGTTTTGTGGTTTTGTGGCTGAAATTTCGCTTGTTGACAAGTTTGGATATACGAATTATACTATTTATCGAAAGGGGGGCGACATGAGGGGCAAGCAATTTTCGTCAACATACCAGCCGAAAAATAAAGGGCGAAAACCATCGAAGCTTAAAAAATATATTAAAGACAATAACATAGGAGCCCCGGACGTATCTTGTGTTATTAAAAATGTCTTATTCTCATATACTCAAGATCAGTTGAAAGAAGTGCTAACTGACACAAAAAAACCAATGATTGTCCGGCTGTTTATAAAAGCTTTCCTCACCGATTTTAAATACGGGAATCTTACAAACGTCGACAAGCTTTTAAACCGGGCTTTTGGTGCTCCGGACCAAAACGTAAATATGGCCGGGGACGTTGGCCTTAACATAACAAACATACCTCCTTCAGAGCGTAAGGAGCGGATCGATAAACTTATACAGGAACGCATAAACGATAAGCGTGGTGAGGTTAAAGATGAAGAAAATATTAGTTAAATGCAGGGGAGCAAATACGCTGCCCATAGACAGACTGCTTGAGTTCCAGGGTGGGCTTAAAAAAATAAAAAAGAAAAATCTGGAGAAGCTTAAAAATCAAATATTAAATGTCGGGTTTATTGCTCCGATATTTGTCTGGGAGCATGAAGGAGATGAGTACATTATCGACGGCCATCAAAGACTTGCTGCCTTGTGTTCGCTCCGACAAGATGGTGTTGATATTCCCATGCTGCCGGTTGACTATATCGAGGCTGATAGCGAGAAAGACGCGAGGAAAAAACTGCTTTCGATCTCAAGCCAATATGGGGACTTTGACCTTGACGAGTTGGGAGCTTGGGTAGACGAGATTGAGGACAGCGAGGGTTTACGGTTTTTGGAAGAAGAGATTGATATTGACGATGATGATTTTGAGATAATAGACAACCATGATGGTGGATCAGATAGTGGCGGGCATACATCCCGTTCTGGGTTGTCGTTCTGGATTTATAAACATCAAGTTTCCGAGAGTAGAAAGCCTGTAGTTGAGTTTGTAAAAAAGAATTTTGAGCAAATAAAAACCATTGATGATACTCTTTTAGTTGACAAAATATTAGAGGGTATAAATGAAATACTTCTTGCAGAGAAACAACAAAAGTCTTTACGTTGAAGATTTGTTAATATCTGTCTGTATAAAAAACGGACACGCTATAACAGAGAAGCCAGACCAGGCAGACGCTATACTGTTGAGCATTGAAGATATAACACTCATAAGCAAAATAAAAAAAACAAAACAAAACCACCCCGATAAAGTTTTGATTGTTGGAGGTCATTTGGCAAAAATAGCTGCAAAGGCTATGAGCATATATTCTGATATTGTCTGGGTGGGCCATTGTTACGAGTTTTTTGAATGCAAAACCATTGAAGAGATAAAGGCGCACAAAAGTTCTTATTGTGGGTATGGGGATGTTTTCATGTCTACGAAAATAGACTGGAATATAAATCCTGTTGTAAAAGTAAACAAAAATACATATTATTACTGGGGTGCTGTTGGGTGCAAAAACAAATGCGCTTTTTGCGTAACCTCCTGGACTGAGCAGAACGAAAAACTTGATGCAATAAATAGCCGATGTGTTAAAATTAAAAAAAAATTAAAAGAAGGGTCCGCGTTAAAAGTTATATCCAACGAATATGAAAAAACCGTCCAAGGCAGGGTTCAGTCCATGATGATGTTGGATTTTTTGAAAATGAAACGCAAGGGCCGAAATGAGTTTATCCGAATCGGGGTTGAGTTTCCTACGGCTGAACTTCGGCGCAAGTACGGTAAACCGTTTCCGGATGATTGTCTGTCGGCTTCTATCAAAAAAGCCGAGCTTGATAAATACGAATTACAATTTTTTTTAATTGCTGGCTTATGTGGCAGAGAGGATTGGGCTCGTTTCGTGGAACAAATACCGCCGTCAAGCGTAATGTCTCCTCGTATTTTTTTGAAATTTACAAATTTTGAGCCACAACCGAAAACCCCGCTATTCAAAAAATCCCAACCGATAAACCCAGAGAATTATATCAATTCGGAATTTACAACAAAAATGTATTATGACATTGCTGAAAAAAACAAAAGACTGAGAATGAACAAGATCAAATACCCCGCACATGCAATTTGGCGCTGTATGATGACATGTGTTTTTGATGAACAGGAATATGAACGTGTTCACGCTTTAAAAAATGAAAAAAATATTGATGTTGTTTATAATGAATATTTAAAAATGGAGCCGTGGAAGAAAGATTTCACATGGCTTCACACTGGATATAACGAAATAAAATGAATAATAACCAAGAACAAGAGCTTTTACAATTATTACAACAAGAAGAGAAAGAGCGAGTCTCACCAAAACTCGAGGCCCTTCGGTCCGGCGTTATCGGTGGCGATTGCCCTGACGATGTTATCTTCAAAGGTACTCGGGGCGGTCGTGGTGCCGGGGCGAAGTCCTGGAGCCTTACAAGCTTGCTTGTCCAAGAAGCGCAATATACTCCGCTTCGGATTGCGTGCTTGCGCGAAGTTCAGAATTCTATTGCCGAGTCAGTTTACGAGCTAATTGAAAAAACCGTTGACCGGCTCGGGTATTCTGGTTGGAAGTTCACAGACTCTTATATCAAGTCTCCTTGCGGTTCGCATTTTATATTCAAAGGACTTCGGACTATGCGCGCGTCCCGGAACATAAAAGGCCTTGAAGGATTTACCCGGTTTTTTATTGAAGAGGCCGCGCCGATCACCGCCGAGTCATGGGATGTTCTCTTGCCGACATTATTCAGGAACGAAGGCGCTCAATTGTGGTTTTGCTACAATCCGGAAACGGAGGCTGATCCTGTCACGACTCACATCTGGAATATATATAAAGATAATCCAAGAGCAAGGCTTATAGAAGTTAGGCCTGGCAAGATTGATAACCCCTGGTTTAATGATACGCTACAAGAATTATCAGACACAATGAAAAAAATTGACCCCGATCTGTGGGAGCATGTTTACGGCGGCAAGCCTCGCTCTCAGGGAGATCGGGCAATATTGCCGAGGACGCTAGTCCGGGCAGCAATGAGTCGTAACATAAAAAACCCAGAAGGCGAGACGCAGGTTGGAGTTGACCCTGCTGATTTTGGCGACGACAAAACAGAGATATACATCCGCAAAGGTCACAAAGTAATAAAGCACAAAGAGCTTAGAAAAATGAACGGTACATTCATTGCGAATGAAATATGGAGTATGATAAACGCAGACGCGTCCATTCCGATTAAAGTTGATACAACTGGAATTGGAGCGTCAACCAGAGACGCACTTATTCGCCTAGGGGCAAAAGTCATATCAATTCATTTTAACGGCTCTGCGGTAGACAGGGACAAGTATCCGAATACTATAAGCGAGATGTGGTTTAATTTTCAGTCAATACTCCCCGAGATTGATATACCTGATGATTCTGAATTGATGTCGGATTTATCGTCCCGGCTATATGATTACGACACGAAAGGCCGACGGAAAGTAGAGTCAAAAGACAATTTCAAAGAGCGGTACAGCCGGTCTCCCGATAAAGGCGATGCTTTGCTTCTTTGTTTTTATCAGGGCGGTGTTGACATCGGAAATAAACTAAGGCAGCAAATGAGGAAACGTAGAAAAGTAAAATAGTTGTTGACAGTATTGTGAATACAGTTTACACTATAAATATAAAAATAAAAAGGGGTTTATTTTGGCAAAAAAATTATTCATTGGTCGCTGGGCGCCGTTCCACGATGGACACAAATACATCATTGATTCTTATGCAAATAATGGTGTGGAGGTTGTTATCGGTGTAAGAGATACGCCTATTGACAATAAAAATCCGTTTAGTGCAGAAGTCCGAAAAAAAAGAATCGAACAGATTTATGAAGACAATAAAAATGTTGAGGTTATTGTAGTCCCTGACATTGACGAGGTTTGTGTTGGCCGTGGTGTTGGATATGCAATATCCAGTGTGCCGCCGAAAATTGAAAACATATCCGGAACAAAAGAAAGAGAAAAAAAAGACCAAGATACTTTTAACTCTGGCAAGGGATCGCTTGTCTGGTTTACCGGGCCGCCATGTTCCGGGAAGACAACGCTTGCGGATGGGGTGCATGAAATGCTAAAGCAAGACGGAATCGTTTCACAGCGGCTAGATGGAGATATTATCAGAAAGTCTTTATGTGCAGACCTTGGATTTTCTCCAAAAGATCGGGCTGAAAACTTAAGGCGGGTTGCAGAGGTTGCAAAGACTCTTGTCAACCATGGCGTGGTTGTCCTTGCTTCTTTTGTGTCACCGAGCGAAGACATAAGAGAGGAGATTTTCAAAGAGTTTGAAGGCAAAGATATTGTCGTTCATGTTTCGACTCCTCAAGAAGTTTGCGAGAGGCGAGACACGAAAGGCATGTACAAACTAGCCAGGGAAGGGAAAATACAAGACTTTACCGGGGTTCAAGCAACATATGAAAAACCGTCAAACGCTTCGTTTGCTATAGACACCTTTAAAAGGAGTGAGCAAGGAAATATAGAAAGAACGTACAATGCGGTAAAAAAAATATATGAAAATATTTACAGTTAACTTTGATGTTGATAAATGCAAGACGTTCTCACGACTTCTTGACGTGTTCAGGGAGTCTTTAAAAATACACATGCCGGATGTGGAGCTTGTAGAGCATGTAATGCAGGCACCGGAGAGTACGCACAACAGACCAAAGAACACAACATTTAATACCGCGAAACTTGCGGTCTGGATGGAATATCTTCACTCCGTCGATGATGAAATTATTTTTATTGATTCTGACATGCTATGTTTGCAGTCTGGATACCATGCGTTTGATTCTGATTTTGATTATGCGCTTACGTTCAGACCGGAAGGGTCGCAGCCACCCATGAACGGCGGTGTTGTTTTTACACGGCCGACTAAAAAAGCCCGTCGGTTTTTTCGAGATTGGTTTAATGTTAATAATGATATGTATGCAAATCCGCAGTTTCATCACAAGTGGCGTGCAAAATATCTCGGCATGAATCAGGCCGCCTTCGGTTATATGTATGAATCAGGCTTACTTGATTCTGGATTTAAAAAGCTACCGACTGTAATCTGGAATGCTGTGGACCAGGACTGGAAGTCGATAAATGACAAGACTGTATTTGTGCACATCAAGTCTCAGTTGCGTCGGGCGATTATGTATAATCACGAGCCGTACGGAGAATATACAAAACCAATGGACGAGTGGTATCGCATAAACGATTATTTACACGGCGGCGAACCGATTGTCAAAAGCGAACAACCACCCAGCACAATGAACCCAGAGACTGGACGTAAGAGAAGAGCGTTTATTGTCAAGAAAGCAAAGCAACGAGGGCGTGTATTGTGAAAACAAAAAGAGCTTATATACAATGTACAAGGTGCGGACACAAAATGTATCTTGATAATTTCAAGTGTTTTAAGCGTAAGGTTTTGAACAAAAAAGATATGATGCATTTCCGTTGCCAGTCCTGCGATGTTCAAACGAAATCATGGCAGCCTGTTCGGTTTGAGGAGATTGTATCATCATGAAAATAATAACCGTATACTTTGACTACCCTGGAACCGACAAATACAAACGTTGTCTTAATGCGTTTCGTAATTCAGTCGAGAAAACAAATCCCGAAGCGGAGCTTGTTGTCATCGAGATCGATCCGCCTAAAATGCAGGGCGATGATCGCAATAAGATAGGCTGGGTATACAATCATGTAAAGCTTAAAAAAATGATCGGGCGCGTGTTAGTTGAGGACAGCGAGGATATAATCCTGTGCGACTGCGATACGGTTTTTCTCCGAGACGCAAGCGAGCTATTCAAGGACAATTTTGACATTGCAATGGGAAGGCGTCCCGGATATGCGGCCGTGCCGTATAATGGCGGAGTTGTTTTGTGTCGGCCAACCTGGGAGACAAAATGTTTCATGACGTCCTGGCTTAACACAGATACGATGATGCTAAACGATTACGAGTTGCACATGAAATGGCGAGATAAATACAACGGGCAAAACCAAGCGTCGTTTGGCTGTACTCTGGAAACAAAAAGAGGTGAAATTCATTTCAAGGAGTATCCTACGGCGCTAATGAATGCCTGTGAACAGGACTGGCCGAAATTACCAGAAGTGATGCCAGTAATATTGCATGTACGAAAGAGATTGCTCTCAGAAGCGCAGTCTAAAAAAAGCATAGACGAAATTGACCCGGCACTTCGTGCTGCGGTAAAGGTTTGGAGGGATTTTGAAAAAGCATAAGGCAACAATAGCGTGTACCTGGTTCGACCGGCATGAAAATATAAGCCGGTACGCACAATACAGCAAAGTTTGGAACAAGTCAGCGCTTAACGTATTCGGGGCAACAGGCGAATACAAAATAATAAACAAGCAACAATCCCCGCCGGACTTCACAGTCGATTGTCCGGTTTTTCATAGAGGTGATAGGAAAATAGGGCCAAGCAAAACGTTGTCATGGCTTAAAAAAATTGAAACTTGGTATGATATTTTGTTTAATCATGTTGAGCATAGCAAGCCTGTTCTGTTGTGCGATGTCGATGTCATGTTTTTTAAAAACCCATTCCCGGAGATTGAGAAGTTTCGCTTTGATGTCGGGTACTGCAAACACAATACCGGAGCGGTATATTTTTCTGGAAGCGAGGCAAGCCGTGACTTTATGTACCACTGGCTGTATGCAACAAAGCTGTTATTTAACAATAAGAAGCTTTACCAAAAATATGACAAGAAATACAAAGGTCTTGATCAGGCTTCTTTTGGATATGTTCTTGAAAACATTGACACGTCTGCAACCGTTATTGACCTTCCGCGGCGGTTTCACTCGACGGTTTCTGAGTACGAATTGCCTTGTTATATAATGCATTATCATAGCGCTTTAAAGTCCTGCGTTTTCGGGGACAAGGATCCAGTTATTTTGCCGAGGCCGATAATCAAATATTACAAAGCATGGCAGGAGTGTTACCGTGATAGTAATAGTACTCGGATTTCATAAATCTGGAACAACACTTGTTGCGCGGACACTGCACCACGCGGGGTATAATATGGGTATTACTCAAGAGGGCGAATATCCTCGGTGTAAATACGAAGATCCTCGGGCGTCGAGAATTGTAAAACAGATTTTATATAACGGGCAAAAACGGTTTTCATGGCAACGCCCATGGAGCTATAACAATCGGGCGGACGAGATAAAAGACTACATCAAGCACCGGTGCGAGTCGTCTGAAAATTGGGGTGTAAAAGTTCCGGACCTTACGCTATGTTATCAGAGTTGGAAAATGTACTTGCCGCCGCATAAAACCATCGGTATAAAAAGAACGCTTGAGGGTTTGTACCGGCATTACAACAGGCACCAGTTTAAAGTTAGCCCCGCCGAGCTTACAAGTATTGTTGCAAAATACAACGAGCAACTTGAAAAAAATAAAGTGCCGACAATAACATTTGAAGACCTGCTAGCAGAAGGACCGAGGCTCATTGAAGACGTTTTGAATATAAAAAATCTACCAGATTTCCGGAGGCAAAAGAAATGAATATTTTGATTATTGGATACGGCATCGTCGGACAAAATATGCGCAAAATATTTACAACAGCAGATATTTATGATCCGAAAAAAAGAAGAGTAAAAACAAGAAACTATTATTTCGATTTGGCGTTTGTCTGCGTGCCTACCCCTAAACTTGAAAACGGCGAATGTGACACAAGCATGGTCGAGCAGGCTATTTTAGAAAACAAGGGCCGGGTAAAAACCTTCTGCATAAAGTCTACCGTGCCTCCAGGTTTTACGGAAAATATTATTGCATCGCACCCTGAACATTCAATATGTTTTTCTCCTGAATATTTCGGAGCGACACAGCACGCAAATAATCCAGACTATAATTTTCTAATTGTCGGCGGAGATAAACGAGCTTGCGATATGACCGTGCAGGCTCACAAAGAAGTGTTTACTGGAGATCTTAAAATATTCAAAACAGATTCTACAACAGCAGAGCTTGTTAAGTACGGGGAAAATACTTGGCTTGGTTACAAGGTTTCTTTTGTTAACGAGTTTAAGCGTATATGCGATCAATTCAATGTAGATTTCGATAACTGGCGAGAGATGTGGCTTGCCGATCCTCGTATAAATCGCTCTCACACTTTTGTATATAATGATAAGCCGTTTTATGATTCCCATTGTTTAAATAAAGACATACCAGCGATAATATTCGCGGCAAAGAAACAAGGGTACAGGCCTGAACTTTTAGAAGCGATGGATAGATACAACAACAAACACAAGGCGGTAAAAAATGGGTAGACGATCAATGGAGCTCGCAAGCCGAGTGCCGAAAGACACGCCGCTGCTCGGTGTTGAAATTGGCGTTAGGTACGGCAAAAACGCAAAGCAGCTGCTTGACTTATTGCCAAAATTGAGGCTTTGGCTTGTTGATCCCTGGGAAAAACCTCCTGCCGGCGATAGTTTTTACAACTCTGGCGATGGCATCGCAGACAGACCGCCGGGATATTGGAAAAAATGCTGGCGTGATTTTCAAAATATAATCAAACCAGTGAAAGACCGTGTTGAGGTTTTTCGGTGCCGATCACATGAAGCCGCTGAGCTTGCAAGAAAAAACAGACAAAACCACTTGTTTGATTTTGTGTTTCTTGACGGAGATCATTCATACGACGGCGTAAAAAGGGACATAATTGAATGGTATCCGCTTATAAAGAAAGGCGGTCTTATTTGCGGACACGATTACGGACATTCTCGCATTGGAGAGGTCAAAAGAGCGGTTGACGAGCAGTTCGGTGAGCGTGTACAATTAGGCAACGACATGACTTGGTTTGTGCAAGTTGTCTAAGGGGCTTTTATGCAGATAAACTTTTCCTTTTCAGTGGGCGGTTTCAAATGGGGCAAGAACAAATCTGAGCTTGTAAACAGAACGAAGAAGCAACCAGCAAGACCAGCACAGAAAGATTTAAGAGAATATCCGGTGGCAAATGCCGGACTTACAGAAGGGTTGTATCATAATTCTTTTCCGGGGCTCAAGCTTGCTGGTGCTATGGCTTATTCTCCAATTGCAATACCAGTTTCATTCATGGGCCTGCCGGTTGCGGTTACAGAGGACAACGACGATGTTCAGGAAATACTTGATGGTATACTGAAAATGTTCGCTTCAAGGATGGTTTCTATTCACACACAATGTCACCGGGAGGGGACTGTGTGGGTGTGGCCTAATTACGACGCAGGGTCGCGGCGATTACGTTGGGAGTTTATTACAGACGACACAGTCTCTGATATTATTGTTGATGTTAATACACACGAAATAATAGAACTTAGAACAGATGAAGAGATTACTGTTTCTACGGGCGAGGGTCAGTATGTCACGGCACGGCGGCGGCGAACGTTCACAAAGCAAAAAATAACAGTGCGATGGTCTGGCGAGATTGCCGGGGCTGAGTTAAACGATGCTGTATACCGTAATCCTATAAACATGTTGCCGATACCATTTTCAAACAACGCAGACGGAGATAAAAAAAGAGGTCACTCGGACTATGAACGTATAATCCCGGACCTTAAAGATTATCACGATATAGACCTGAACCAGTCAAACATGTTGTCAAAGTTTAAGATAAAAATGGTTCAGCATATTTCAGATAATTTTGACCAATGGATGGACAATAATGGTTACGATAATATAACCGACATTGACATTGCAGCGACGGATTTTGTCGTTAATATGTACGACCGTGAGAAAACAGAATATTTGTATCCTTCGAGGGCATTTGAGGCGTGGGAAGCTGCGCTTAAAAGAAAGTATCGGAAAATAGTCGAGGGTTCGGCAATGCCTGAATTCCTCTGGGGGGTTGCAACACAAGGAAACCATGCAACAAGTGAAGAGACGCTAAACACGTTCATAAATTACGTGAAAGGAAAACAGCAGCAGAAAATCGAAGCATACGAAGAATTGTTCACATCGTCACTTAGGCTATTACAAATGGCTGGCGAGATTGTTGACGTTCCTGGAATTGAAATAAAGTGGAATGACATGTCAGCAACAAGCGAGAAGACGAAGGCTGAAATATTTGGACTTTTCGGGAAAGGAATATCTGACTTAATAAATTGTGCCGGTATCACAAAAGAACAAATACACAATCTCTGGGAGCAGATGTACCCACAGGCTACCGAGGACGATTACGAGAGGTTTGTTGTCGCTCTTTCAAATACAGCAAAACACAAACAATATAAAGATGCTGATTACGTCACAACGATGGATATTGAACAAGGAACGCTTGAAGATGACAGCGTCGAGGAGCTGACTGACATTTAATGACGAAAGCGAAATATGAAAAACTATATTCTAAAGCACGAGCAAAGGGTGGCAGCCTTACCCGTAAATACATGAAGGAAATAAAAAAGATTTATGAGCAAGCAGCCCGTGAAGTCGCTGCGGCAATTCGCGCGGCTGAGTTGTCAGCTCAAAGCAGCCTGACGGTTCAGTCCCTTCGGGAAATAAACAGGCAGCTTGAGCTTGGGGCAAATATGATTAGGAATAGTGTAAACAACCAGCTGCCAAATGCGCTTGGTGACATATCAGATCAAGTGTCGAGAATTGATCAGGCGTACCTTGGGGATATAGTCCCGGCTGGGCAAACGCTTATTACAGCTGGTGGGCTTGAGCGTGTCGGTGTTCTTGTGAATGAGCGGGTGGTTCGTTCTGTTGTTAACCGTGTATTTTCAGATGGGTATACGCTGTCTGAGCGCGTCTGGCGCGTCGGGTCTGATTACCAAGAGCAGGTTAAGCGTCTAATTTCAGCGGGGCTTGCACAGGGCCGTGATCCGGTCGATATTGCTGCTGATTTAAACGCATATGTCAAGGGCGGGAAAACAAGGCTTGCAAGACGCTTCGGCAGACTCGCAGCCGAGACAAGGGAGTGGATGCGGCGCATACGTAAAGACGTTGACTACAGGGCGCTCCGTCTTGTCCGTTCTGAATTATATATGGCGTTGCAAGAGGCTGGCAGGGAGTCTGGTCGGGCAAACCCTGCGGCAACAGATTATTACGAATGGATCATGGAGCCGGCGAGGCAGCAATGGAACTGTGCATGTCCAGACAATTCTGCCGGAAGCCCATACCGGTATGAGTCTGTCCCTGGATTTCCTCACCCAAACTGTCAATGCAGAGTCGAACCAATACTTAGAAGCCGAAAACAGTTTGTCGGAGACCTGAAACGATGGATCGACGGTGCTGACGTTCCATACATTGATGACTGGTATCGGGCTTACTATTTGCCAGCAAACGAATAATTGCCGGTTGACAGATTGGCTGTTGACCGTGCAAAATAAAATAAGGAGCGGTTTTTATGCCTACAATAGAGTTTAGCGGTTATGTTGGGATGGATATAACGCCCGAAGGCGTGAAACAAGAGCTTGAAGCTCTTGGTGGCGATGATGTTATTGTTAAGCTTAACACTCCCGGCGGGGTAGTTTTTCAGGCTCTTGAGATTTACAATACAATAATATCCTATGCAGGTAAAACAACCGTGATAATGGGAGGGCTTGTTGCTTCTGCCGGTACTCTTATATCTCAAGCTTTTGACGAGCGGATAGCTCAAGACATAACCTCATACATGATACATAATGTAAACACTATGACATCAGGGGATGCTGCGAAACTCAAAAAGGAAGCAGAGCAGCTTGAGCGATTAAACAAACACATGGCAGATATATTTGCAAGCAGAACCGGAAAGGATGTTAATGAGATACTTGAGCTGATGGAAGCTGAGACTTGGTATTACGGAAATGAAATTGTGAAAATAGGATTTGCAGACAAGCTGCAAAAAACAGGAAAGAAGCCTGTTAAAAAACAGGAACATGAAATAAGTATACAAGCTGCAATGAACTATTACAAACATAAAGTAGCAGCATTGCAGTTTGAAAATAAACAAACAGAGGAGAAGGAAACAGTGAACAAAGACGAACTATTAAAAGCACTTGCAACCTTTAAGCAGAACGGCGACTTGACACTCCTCGAGGCCGCAAATGCAATGGGTTTGCAGAAACAGATTGTTTCTGCTGAGCACGAGGAAGCTTTGACGATGGTTAATACGTTCAGAAAAATGAACGTTGACGATCCGATCGCTTCATACAAAGCACTCGAGGCTGAAAAGAAGCAGACTGAAAAGGTCCGCAGAGAAAACGAACTCACAAACGCTTTCGGGCCGGAGAAACATGAAGACGGAAAAGACAACCTTGTTCGCCTTCACGCTGCAACAATGTATTCTGGCAATACCACGATTGAAGACATCAAGAAAAACTTGATTACAAAGCAGTTGATGGCCTTGCGAGCCGACTACACGTCCGATGTGAACAAGGTCGGTCAGCGGGAAGAGTCTGGAGCTCAAACGTCGGAAAATGACAACGGTCCTGAGACCGTTGAATATTAAGGGGGGCAACAATGTCAGCTAATGTATATATAAGCAAAGATGTTGCAGACTCGATACGGTTTTCAAACGACACCGGTGCAGACATGTCGCAGTACGATTTTGACGTTGTCGGGCCCTGGGCCGCAATAGCCGACGAGGATGTTTCCAGCGCGGCTACCGGCGGGTTTACCGTGCGTGAAGGTATACAGTTTCAGACAACAACACTGAAAACCGCAGAAAACACGTTCGGTACAGCGGGACAAGCTGTGTACTGGGATGCAACAAACAAACAGTTTTCGGATACAAGTACCGCAGGATATTATCTTGTCGGTTACCTTGTCAAAACAAAAGACTCAAACGGTATGATCGTGGTTGAGAAACTTCGATATGCTGAGCTTGTTACATCGTAGGGGGTGAATTGATATGAGTATGATACGAGTAATAAATACTGAAACCATCGCTAAAGAGCGATATAAGGACGGCTACTCTACGCCCGTTAATATGTTTAAAGGTGATAAAGAGTATAATCTCATGGTTCAGGACCCTCAGAAAATTGGCAAGACAAGAATTGTCAAAATGGGGTCTGAAAAATGGCACAACTCTGTGGGCTACAATAAGCTGTGGACTGAGATTGAAGACCTGCACCGCAAAATAAATGCAGCACAGGCTCCAAGCTCTTCGGATATAACAGACCTCCTTGGCAAGCTGTTTATTGACATTACGAGACGACAGCAGGAGTCTCCAGACCTAACCAACAGAATATGTACAGAGATTACAAATCTCAATTTTGACGAAACAATAAACCTTCGCCAGATATACAAATACCGTGGCGAAATGCAGCAGATTGAAGGTACGGGTGATTCTGTACCATTGATAGAACAGGACACAGGCCGAGTCGAGACTGCAACTATGGCAATATATGCCCTGGGCTGGAAGACTTCTCTCAAGAATATTCTGTTCAACCGACTTCACGAAATGGAGAAAGTGACACAGGCTGCCGTTGACGCTGACACGGATTTACGAAACAGCAAAGTGATCGGCGAGATTGTAGGTTCTACATTTGACAGTTCTCAGACCGTGGCTGCTGATACTACAAGCGGCGCAACCTATGATGTCAAGATGTACAACACGTTCCGGAAAGCGATCAAAACGCTTAGAAACCTTAAAGACTATCGCGGACCTTCCGGGGAAGAGCGAAAAATAAACGCAAACCGACTGGGTATAATTTGTAATTCCTATGACTCGTGGAGCATACAGCGGGTTATATCTGGTCAGCTTACAACCGGCGGGGCAAACGGAACGATAACTACACAGAACCTACAGGCGCTCCCGGTCGGTGAGATTGTAGAATACGATCAGGGTATTACCGATGGTTTTACATGGGGCAAGAAGACCCTGAGCTTTGACGGTGTTACGGCCGGGACTTGTTACTTGTATGTACCGCAGGAATACGCCTGGGTATTGAACAAGCGACCGCTTACACTGGAAATGGGAACCGGCGAAGATGTTTTGTCCTTGTCTCAAGAACAGCGAGCGTGGTATCGAGTACAGACGGAATGGCTAAAGCCGTTACTGGGCTCGACATATTCAGGATTTTCAAAAGGCTCCGGGTACGGTGCCATCGTTGAAATAACATTACCTACAGATAGCTAAAAGTAAAGCCCCCGGCTGGGGGCTTTTTTGTTATACAAACTCAAGTAACCGCAAGAGTATAGCCACACCGGGAACACACCCGGCGTTTCGGGTTTATTCACAAAATCGTTTAATCGCTTGCAATGCTCTGCCGTCTGCAATTTCATCATAATCATAATCTGCTAACAGACCCATCGCCTCAGCACGATCATGACGTTCGTCAATCAGGGTGTCAATGGTTTTCATTGAATATTGAAAAAACTTTTATATTTTTTCAACTAATTCCATTTCATTGTCACGTCCGTACATTCGTGCAAAATATACAGTACCATTTTCATCACAGGATTGAACAAATCTGAAATCCAGAACTTTTGCTGCACACGCTTGATAATATTGTGTTCTCCAGCTGATTTCAGCCAAGCCTTCGGGTTCATATTCGTCTGCAAGAATTTCGTAAGGATCCTCAAAATCACATATAAAATCCCAAGCTTGTGTTTCAGAAATGCCAAATTCTTCTGCAAATTCTTCACGTATTTTCTGTAGTTCAATATTAAGCTCACTTGTAGACTCGCCGTGTTCATCAAGCTTAAAATAGTATTCATCTATATCAAGCGCTTCAATAATTTCAGTATCATCGATGTCTTTGATTTCATATCGATAATTAGCACTTCCGGGGGTATAACCGTTTGTAGAGAAGAAAAACACATCCTCAAATATTAAATTATTGCATTTAACAATTTTATTTATCTTTTCAGGACTCATATGTACTAATGTTGTTTTACTCATAACAACCTCCGCGTTTTTGCTCGCCAGCATTTTATGATGATCATTTCTATATCATCTTATATATAGTATAATGCCGTTGACTAAAAAATGTCAATAGTTTTTTCCTTTTTTTTTGTTTTTTTTGCGTTTTTTTTGCCTAAAAAAAGGCCCCGATCAGGGGCCAGGAGCTCGATAGTCGGAGGTTGTTAGTGAATATCAAGCCAGTGTATAAATTGTACCTTGACAAATGAGTCTTGTCAAGCCATAATAAACCATGGCTACGTTTGAGCAAATTGCAGAAGTCAGACTCCGTATTGACGACCCGGCAGGGTTTCAGTCTATTTTAGAAGTTGCAAATGCAGCATCGCTTCCTGCCACACCGGCTCCATATACGGCATACAAGCTAACCGACACAGGAGCCTATGTTTCTACCGAACTTGAGTCTGGGGCTTTACCCGAAAATTATGAGCGGCTTACGATCCGGGTTTCTGACAGCAAAATATCAGACTGGATTGATAGTCTGTCAGTCGATCAGGCTGAGTGTAAAGCGTTGCATGCAATCACAAAGAGGCTCGGGGCTGAACTTACACTGAAGCGCACACAGGGCGGCAGCGAGTCTTCTGAGTTTGCTTCTATTCTTGAGATGTATAATTACTACAAATCCCTTGCCAAGGAATGCGAGTCGGAATATAAAGAGGCGGCAGGCAAAACAACAGGCAGGTACGGAAAATCGGACCAGCCAGAAATAGCAGGGGGTGAAGTGTGATAACCAGCTATACAATAACAAGCGCGGCCTGGACAGCTATAACGTCAGCAGGAGAGTCTGCGACTGCATGGCTAGACGAAGAAGGCAGCGGCACAAAAGGCACGGCAAATGTTCGGATTACACACTCTACAACAGGAACCCCCGCCGCCTCAGTTGTTAACAATGCGAGAAAACTGCACAAACCAAGCGGAAACATTGACGTAATGACATTGTATCCAGATTCAAGCGATGACATATTTTATGCCCGATGTCCTAAATCTGGCGACCAGGCAATAATACAGGTGGACGCGTCGTGATAAATGGCAAAAAAAACATAGAAGGGTTTTTAAGCGACTATGTAAGCGTGCCTTACTCTTTTGGCACAAACAGCATAATGGCGCAGCTAAATACTATGTATTATCACGTTCATGGAGAAGCTTTCTTGTATCCATCTCTTGCTGATAGTGTAACACTTACAGCAGATGGCTCGTCGTGGACCCTTGGGAGTATTGTCGAGATTATTCCTGCGGACACTATTACAGGGAGCGCTTTTGATTTGCATTTTATCTCTGTTACAAACATAACATCGGACGGCGAATATGATATAATGTTATATTCTGGAGCTGTCGGCGAGGAGGTCATGATACCTGGCGGGGCTAGTGTGCGAAGGACCGGCGGAGCCGTGAGAAACGCTTACGTACCTATCATGGTTCCGCAGCAGCCCTCCGGAACTAGAATATCGGCAGCAGTTGCAAGCTCCGCGGGTGGCGGTTCGCTAGACATCAAATTTCAAGGACATAAATATGCGTAATAGTTATTTAAGCGCAGCAAGAAAAGCGTTCACGTCAAGAGTAAATCTAAATCCATCGAGACTTACATTGACTAGACAAGCAACAACAACAGACCCTATAACAGGAAACGACGTTCAGGACCCGTCCGGTAATTATACCTATCCGATTGTTACGGCTCGAATACAACATGAACGGGCAACGGTCCCGGAGAACGAAGACAGCCCGGCTGGATTGTCAAGCGATCTTGAACGCATGATAATGTCCGACTACAAAAACGAAATAAAAACAGACGATGTGTTTACGTGGCAGGGCCTTAAATTTAAGATCGGCAAAGTAGACCCCGTATATCAATATAGCGGCCTTGTCGGTTATCAAGCACCGTTAATAGAGGCAGGATGATGAAACTACCAGAAGATGCAAACGACGAAAAAAAACAAGCGCCGCCCGACATGGACGAGGCCTGTATTAAAAATCCGTATTATAGCAAAGAGTTGTTAACCAGAGCAGAAGCGCTGGACGCTATAAATCTAATTTCAAGCATGCTGGTGATAGATGGCACTATTCGGAGTCAGGACAGTAGTAAATAATATCACCTCAATTTTTGAGCGAAGGAAAGCCGCTGTATACGCGCTGTCTGTTTTTTATGCTGCGAGAGCGTTGCAGGATTTCCGCTCCCGTCAGGGCGGCAATGAGTTTTGGCAAAACAGAACAAACTCGGCAAAAAATCTTGTTTCCGCGGATGCTTACCAGCAAAAAACCATTGTCGGTTGGTTCCTGGCCCACGGAGTGCAGTACGGGGTATATCTTGAGCTTGCCAACAATCGGAAACATGAAGCGCTGCGGCCAATAATAAACAAGTGGAGTAAGCCTTTTCTTGAGGACCTTAAAAAACTATATGGAGACGCGCCATGATAAAACCGATACTAACACAGCTTAAAACAGGATCAATCAAAAACGTCGTACAGTTTGGCGTTGATACGCTGCCAGCTCCGCCGTACGTTGTCGTCCGCAGGGAGCGAGACCCTGGGGATCGTGGGTTTCTGTTCCGGGTTATAGCTCATTTCCAGCCGAACCAGCAGGCTTGGCTAGAAGACTATATTTTTAATGAGGTTATTACATTGCTTGATAATTTTAGTGGCGAAACACGGCACGGAAACGACAACGAAGTATTTACAACGGTCGACTGGACTGATATAATTACAAACAACGATGATGGAACTATTTCCATGGAACGCGTATTTTTGGTTCCGTCACGAACCTTTGAAGGAGTTTAATTATGAGTTTGAAAACTAGCGCTAAGTACGAGTTTGGGTGTAAGTTTGCAAGGCTTATGCCGCTAAACGACGACAAAACCATACCAACGGTTGACCGAATGCTTGGCGGGGTTGGCCCGTTTGATTTTTCAGGGGTCACCGATAATACACAGGTGGCATTATCGATCAAACAGGACGACGGGACTGTATCGAGTATTGTTGTAGACATTTCAACCGCTTCGGATCAGTCTGCGGTGACAGTAGCCGAGGTTGTATCTGCACTGCAAACAGGATGTACTCCTGCGTTGACTACCATCGATATTACTGCATCAAGCGGGACCGGGAAAAACGGTTCGACCAGACCACAGCTTGCAACAAGTTTGACTACAAGCAAACCTTCGTATATTCAGGTTTACGGCGAGTTTGCTGAAATTGCAAAATTCGGCCAAGGCTTCGGCCTCAAGTTTGTCAAGGCCGACACCCTGACATCCATGTCTAAGTCCCCAAACATGAAGGAAGACGAAGAGTTTACCGTCACGGATGCCGAGGGCGACGACACAGAAATAATTACCGACGGATACCTAAAGGGAATTACAGGCAACATCGTTGATACTGCGCGAGACCCGGAACTTGCCGTGCTCGTAATGGGCGGTTCGTATAATTCTACAACCGGCGTGTACGAAGCGCCGACCTCGGAGTCAACACGGTACTACTGGTTTGCCGAGATTTACAACGCGTACTATTCTCAAGGGACAAACAAAGAAGCTGATCTTGTTGGATATGTTCAGCGTCTAATCAGATCGGCAAAAGGAACCGTCGGCGATGCAACAAAAGAACGAGCCTGGTCTTCAGGAAACTATTCTTACAACGCGACAACTTACGATGACGAAAATGGAAACAAGCTCGGTGCATATAAAGACACTTACCTGACGGCTTCGCAGTATTCTGCACTGACACTGTCTGACGTGTAGCGGGGTGGCCTTGTGTCAGACCCCGACAAAAGTAAAGTCCTCGATAAAATAAAGGACGGAAAGTATAATTTAATTATCGCGCCATTTCACGGAACACCTATTCCCGTGTTGCTGCGCTTGCTTACACAGGCGCAGCTTCGCGCTTGCGGAAGCTTCTCTGTTATCGAGACGTTTAAAGATAAAGTTAAAAGGGCTGCTGCTGAGAAAAAACCAACTCTTCAAGATTTTGTCGATTACGCAGAACGACAACACGAGATATGCAAGCGGGCTCTCGTCAAACCGACTTATGAAGAGATAATTGAGAAGCTCACAGATAAGTCTGTGCTGAATGCACAGAGCAAGCTTGTAGAATTAAAAGCAAAAGTAAAAGACACCCCGAGAGGTGAAGAGCAAAAAAGGCTCTTGCAGGAAATTGACGGGCTTACGATTTGGACAGACTTGTTACTGCCCGAAGATTTTACAGCAACAATAACATCCTACGTTTTGGGCGTGGATAGGTCGGACATTAAAGAGTTAACAGAAGACATGCTGTACGAAGCGGCGATCCTTGCGCGGAACGGGCACGACAACCCGGCAGACCATTTGTCCGGGAATTATCCGCGTGAGTACATGCGTGACGAGATAAACCGTCGGGCATGGAGTATTTACGGCGAGAGACAGAAGGAAGAAAATGGCGGTTGATGCTGGGACAATTTACAGCGAGGTCAGGGTTGAACTCGACAAACTCCGCGGCGATATTCGCAAAGTAAACACAAACTTTGATAAGTTTGCAGCTAAGAACGCGAAACAATCCGGGGCGGTCGGCAAGCGCTGGACACAATCTTTCAGTGCCATGAAAATAGCCGGTGTCGCAGCTTTTGCAGCACTCACAGCCGCAGCCGTAAAGGCCGGCAAAATATTCGGATCGTTTGAACAAGAGCTTGCAAACGTCCGGTCTGTTGCCGGTGGTTCTGATGCCGATTTTGCAAAGCTTGAGAAGGCAGCTCAAGAAGCCGGTGAGACAACACGGTTTACAGCAACACAGGCAGCAGAGGCATTGTACTCGCTGGCGTCCGCAGGATTTTCGGCAACCGAGTCCGCGGATGCGCTTAATGGCGTGTTACAATTGGCGGGTGCGACCGGTTCGGACCTCGCGTTCACATCGCAAGCATTAACAGCGATTATTTCCCAATTCGGGTACGAGGCTTCACAAGCTGGTGAAATTTCAAACGTGTTTGCTGCGGCAATTGGAAACAGCCAAGCAAATATGGAGAAGCTGACAAACGCTTTCAGGCAAGTAGGTCCGGTTGCTGCCGGTCTTGATATATCTTTAGAAGAGACTACCGGCGCATTGCAGGCGTTATTTGACGCAGGATTCCAGGGTGAACAGGCCGGTACTGCTCTACGTAATGCTCTTGGCGCGCTTGCTAATCAGACAGACCCAACGGTTCGGAAACTTGAAGAGCTGGGCGTATCGTTTGACGATGTAAATCCGGAAGCAAACAGTCTGACGGAGATTATCGGAAATCTTGCTGACGCTGGTCTTTCGACGGGAGAAGTGATTTCAGCTTTCGGTCGTCGTGCTGGGCCTCAGCTGCTTACGTTAATAAAGACCGGCAAGCAGGGGCTTGAAGAGTACACTGCGGCGGTGACTGGAACAAACCGGGCCGCAGAGGCTTACGCAATTCAAAACGATACCCTTCTCGGAGATTTCGACAAGCTTAATTCTGCGCTTGAGTCGTTTGCAATAAATCTGTTTAGGCAAGTAGCTCCTGGGGTTCGCGTTGTTGTGCAGGCCGTAACGTCGGCGGTGGGATTTTTTAACAGTCTGTTTTCCGAGACAAAAAATCTTGACAGAATTACAAAAACAATAACAAAAAGCACAGCAGACTACGAACAGGCAATGAAGGACCTTAACGACGCATCGAAAAATCTTACAGACACAGAACGTGAGCGGCTTGAGACTACTGCCAGAATAGCAAGACTTGAAATAATAAAATCTCTGGAAGATGCAAACAAAGCCTACGAAGAAGCAAACAACTTGCAAGACAAGTATAATGAAAAGCTTGAAAGGCAACAGTTTGTAATAGACACGCTGGAAAAAATTATTGCCAGCGACACAGACGCCAGAGAAGATAACATAAGAATTACAAACGAACAAAGAGAAGCGCTAGTACAGCAATCGTTAGCAAACCTTGCGATGTCAGAATCATTCACAAATTTGACGGTAGAAGGCAGGGCTTTTAACGATGTGCTTGAAGAGTTTGGACCGCTGATGCTAGACAACAACCTGAGCGCACTAAAGCTTGAGAAGGCTTTGCTTTCTGTAAAGTCAGCACAAGCAGAGACGTCTTTAGAAGTCGAAGACGCTAAGCAGCAGTATCAGGATTATGTTAGTACCATTGCAGAGGCTATTGTCACTCTTGACCTGTCTGTATCAGAACTGGGTATTTCTACAAGACAATTGCGGGAAGACGTACAAGCGCAAGTCCAAGCATTGCAAGAACAACAGGAAGAAAACAAAGACGTTGAGCAAACAAACAAAGACTTGAATGACAGCCTTGAAGAGCAGCAAAAAAAGGTAAAGGAAACAACGAGAACTTGGCGCGATTATTTCAGAGAAATTGCCGGAGTCGCCGGGGCTGATTTTACAGGCCGAGAAGGAGCTGCCGCGTTCCTTGAGAAAATCGCAAGACAATCCGAGGCTGCACAAAAAGCAAGCGCGGCTCTGGGCATACAGTTCGTCGGCACCGCAAGACAAGCTCAGGTTTTGCAGGCTGAGGCTGACGCTATATCTGAAGTTTTGGAAGATTTATTTGCAATCGACCCAAGCGAAATTGACGAAGCCTTTTCAACCACGGACACGTCTGTGCGTTTGCTTGTTGCGCGATATAAAGAATTGCAACCTATAATAGAAAGAATTAACGAAAACCTTGAGGATCAAGGAGATACCGCGTCTGTAACGTCAAAACAAATACAGGATCAGACTCAAGATTATATAGAGAAATTGCAAGAACTCAATGCGACCCAAGAAGAGCTGATGGAGTTATCGCGCGAGAGAGCTCTTGAGCGGATAGACCTTGCAATACAAGAAGGAGAGATAACAGCAGAACAAGCGGAGATTGCAAGGGAAGCTGTTAACGAGTATTACGACGAAGCGTCAAAGGGAGCAGAAGAGTCTGAAGAGTCTGCCGAGTCGTTTCACAAACAGCTTGAAAATATTGTAGCAGAAACTGAAAAACTAATAAACGTACTTGAGTCCGGGGACATTCAAGATATTTTTGCAGAGATCGGAAACCAACTGCAGGCTATCGGAAAAGCGACAGAAAATGTTTTCCTGCAAACAGCCGGATTGATTGTGTCAACGGTATCTTCTATAGTAGACCTGTTTGCTGGGGCAGAAGAAAGAGCAAGAGAATATCAGAACCAACTACAAGACATAAGAAATGAGATCGAACGTCAAGCGCTTGACAATCGCAAAGCGCTGCTTGATCAGGAATACGACCTTGAGGTTGCAAACATAGAGCGAATACGCGATGCAAAGATAAATAGTATAAGAGATACACTAACTGAGGAGCAAGAGCTTGAGCTTGTAAATCTAGGCGTGCTAGAAGAGACGCGGTCTCAGTATTGGGATCGTCGCAGGCGCGAGGCAATTGAGTCTGCGGGGGATATAACCGCGGCGCAAAAACAAAATATTGTAGAAATACTAAATGCACAGGAAGCGGCAGACAAAGCATTGCGGGAAGCAGAAAAGCAATACCAAGAAGACCTTGTTGAGTTTAGATATGACCGTGCAGTGTTTGAACGCCAAGTCGCTATACAACAGGCAGAGATTAACAAGCAAAAAGCGTTAAGTGAACTGTCCTGGTGGGATACTTTCGTGCTAAACAGGGATGATGACGTGCGAGAGTTGTGGAACGGGCTTATCGATCAAATAAGATCGGCCCCACTTCCGCCGGTGCCATCATTTCAGACAGGCGGAATTGTGTTGCCTTCCAGTTCTGGAACAGGGGCTGGAACCGGACAAATTGTAAACGTCGCAGAGAATGGAGCGCCGGAACTCCTTCTTAACGGCGGGGCAAGCGGACAAGCGTTCTTGCAGCAGTTTGCTCAAACAATAGCTGCCGAGATCGGCGGCGTGAATAATGCTCCGGTCCAAATAGTTATAGACGGCCAGGTTTTAGCTGAGGTTGTTACGAGGCGGCAAAATGACGGGGAGGTCGTAGTAGAGTGAAGATTTTATTTGAAGACGTTGCAAAAAATAATTATTCAAGTATATCGAGTACATACGAGTCTGCAAATTATCCGGCAACAAATATTACTAACGATTTTGCAAAACTCCGGTATCAGATGACAGCCCCATCGGGTGATTATGATACTATTACAATACAGCTAGACGATTATTACAAAATTAACAGTATGTATTTAAATTATTCTAATGCAAACACGTTTGTTATTCGTTTCTATGCAGACACGACGCTACTAAACACAGAGACGATATATTCCCCAAGCTACGATTTTCTTGCCACGTCTAGCGATGATTATATTGTTACAAGCAACGATGATTATTTGATAATAAGATACGAGCTCGGAGAAGATTGTTTGTCAGCTCATTTTACAGAAGTTATTGCAAACAAAATAGAGATAGACGTTTATGGCTCTGAGGGTACTTACCTTGGAAAGTTTGCTTGCGGCAATTCTGTAGAGTTTCCGGACCCTGTACATAGCTGGACTGAGGGCTCTCAGGATTCTTCGAGTTATATAGAATCCCCGGACGGTCAGACTAAAAGCCGTTACTACAAACCGCTAAAAGAATATTCACTAACGTTCGCAAACATGACGAGGCAAAAAGCTAGCGACCTTAGAGATTATTTTATTAACAACGGGACCGGCAAATTATTATTTATAGACATAACAGAAGATAATTCTGATTTTCTTGCTCCAATTTATGGCAAAATAACACAAGTAAGTGGTTTGAAAAAAAACTACAAATGGTATAATGTTACATGGACATTTAGGGAGGCTAGATAATGTCAATTGAAAAAATAGAATACCCAACGGACCCGCCAGCGGCAAACGGTGACTGGACAAAAATAATAAATCTGATACAAGCAATGTTTTTGGATATCGAGAAGCCTATAAGGGTAGACCTTGACAGCGACCTTGTGCTAAAGGGTAGCATATTTCAAATCGGAGACAGTGTCTACAAGGCAACAGACGATACCAGCGTGCCAGGTACATCGTCGAATTACATAAAAATCACACCGTCAGGATCAAGCGCAACGGCGTCGTATGTATCAAGCCTGTCTGGTGTGTCATGGAACGATACATACAACGGGTACTATGATGCATCCGGAAACCTGTATGTATTTGACGAACAACAAGCTCTAAACGATGGAGTAATATCAGACGTCTACGGCAAATACGTCGGAAAGAACGCCTCTGGGGTAACGTATATCAAGACGCTGAATGCTACTACCGGGAACATAACTACCGGAAACATAACTACCGGAAACATAACTACTGGCAACATAACTACCGGGAACATAACTACTGGTAACATAACTAATATAAAAATAGGAACCAGTCCTGTGTTTTCAAGGATTATTTATTCAAAAGATTTCAATGGACAGACCGGGTCTGGTTTATCTGTTTCAGGGGTAGGCTCTACTGCCCTGGCAGCGTTGGATTCTAGTAATGTTGCATTTATAGACGGTAGTAACGAAGAGCTGCGAACATATAGCTGGAATGGTAGCAGCTGGTCACAGACCGGGTCTGGTTTATCTGTTTCAGGGGTAGGCTCTACTGCCCTGGCAGCGTTGGATTCTAGTAATGTTGCATTTATAGACGGTAGTAACGAAGAGCTGCGAACATACAGCTGGAATGGTAGCAGCTGGTCACAATCTGGCTCTGGCTTGTCTGTTCCAGGTATAACGGTTGTCGCCCTGGCAGCGTTGGATTCTAGTAATGTTGCATTTATAGACGGTAGTAACGAAGAGCTGCGAACATACAGCTGGAATGGTAGCAGCTGGTCACAATCTGGCTCTGGCTTGTCTGTTCCAGGTATAACCAATCCGGTCTTGGCAGCGTTGGATTCTAGTAATGTTGCGTTTATAGATGGGACAAACGTCGAACTACGGACATACAGCTGGAATGGTAGCAGCTGGTCACAATCTGGCTCTGGTTTGTCTGTTCCAGGTGGAAATACCCCCGCATTAGCAGCCTTGGATTCTAGTAATGTTGCGTTTATAGATAATACAAACGACGAACTACGGACATACAGCTGGAATGGTAGCAGCTGGTCACAATCTGGCTCTGGTTTGTCTGTTCCAGGTGGAAATACCCCCGCATTAGCAGCCTTGGATTCTAGTAATGTTGCGTTTATAGATAATACAAACGACGAACTACGGACATAC